ATAATGGATTCCTTGACCTCGGATAACATGGAAATGGCCCGTTCCATTTCATCGGTGTCGCCCATGGCGATCGTGAACGGATTGTGAATCATCATCAGTGCGGTCGGTGCCATATTGACGCTCGTACCTGCCATGGCAATCACGGAGGCAGCCGAAGCCGCAATCCCGTCGATATTGACATGGACCTGCCCGGCATAATCCATCAGCATGGCATAGATTTGGCTGGCCGCTACGCAGTCGCCGCCGGGTGAGTTCAGCCACAAGGTGACATTGCCCTGTCCGGATGCCAGTTCGTTTTTAAACAGTTTCGGCGTTATTTCGTCATCAAACCAGCTTTCCTCGGCAATGGTACCGTCAATGGTAAGGATGCGTCCGGCATCATTGTCGGTATTCCAGTTCCAGAATTTCTTCATTTGTTTTTTCCCTCGCTTTCGGTATAAAATTTTCCTGCCTGATCCAGCGGCAGCATATTACCGTTGACCAGATACGTATCGCCGCCCTGTTCGGCAGGGATGCAGTTCATATCCTCAAGCTCCCGGATGTCGTTGGCGGAGAGCCAGCCGTTCTGCCTGCCGATGGCATACCCGTTCATGCGGCTCTGATAGTCGCCGCGCAGCAGACCGTCCACATTAAACTTTGTAAAGACCTGCGAGCGCTCCGACGGCAGTACCAACTGCTGGTTCATGGCCTGTTCCCAGCGGACGCACCAGGGATTCAAGGTGTATTTGACAAATTCCAGCGACTGCTGCTCGATATTGGAGAAGGTGGACTTTTCCAGATCTCCGACCATATGCGGCGGCACCCGGAAAATACGGGCGATCTCGTCGATCTGGAACTTCCGCGTCTCAAGGAACTGCGCCTGATCCGGCGGAATGGATAGCTGCTGAAAGGTCATGCCTTCCTCCAACACGGCCACATTGTGCCGGTTCGTGCCGGAAAATTGGGCATGCCAGCTTTCCCGCAGCTTGACCGGATCCTTCACGATACCGGGATGCTCTAAAATGCCACCCGGTGTAGCACCGTTGGCGAAGAATAACGCGCCGTACTGCTCGGCTGCCAGCGACATGCCAATGGCGTTCTTGGCCATGGCAATCGGACTGTAACCGATCAGTCCGTCAAACCCCAGTCCCGGAACATGCAGCACCTCATCCTGCGACAAGACAATCTGCTGGCAGCGGTTATCCGCACCGAACTCGTCCGAATCCTTGGAGTAGGTGTAGATAAGCTGACCGTTTGCGGCACGGCTGACATCCATCTTGCTGGGCAGCAGCGGGTACAGTGCAATCGGCTGCCCGGTGCCGTTCCGGATAACCTGTGCATACGCATTGCCCCATAACAGCAGATGACTCATGAGCGTTTCCCGAAAGATGAAGCTCGTCATTTCCGGATTGGGGGCATCATGGAGCAACCTATACAGCGGATGATTGATGGCTTTCTCCTTGCCGCCATCCGGTGTATAGCGGTACAGATTAAGCGGCAGTCCGGCAACGGCCTCGGACAACACCCGGACGCAGGCATAGACTGCCGTTGTCTGCATGGCCGTCCGTTCCGTCACCACGTTGCCGGAGGAGGTCGGGCCGAACAGGAACGTAAAGGCCGTAGACAGGTAGTTCTTCGGCTTGTCGCGTGAACGAAAAAGTTTACTAAAAAATTCCATAAAATTTTATCCTTTCCACTAGACAATTTGTTTCACGTATGTTATATTACATATGTGAAACAAAGCATGTAAATATACGTGCGTGAATTAACTAGTTCAAGAAGGGGGATTCATAATGTCAAAAGCAAAATATGATGATTTTCTTACTCAAAACCCAAACTGCAGTAAATTTAAGGGGAATACGGACGCAATAGCAATCTTTGATCTGCTCAATGAGGACACAACGATCATTAACACGATTGCAGCATGCCAACACAATCAACCTGCCTTCACTGCATGCGCCTTGCCAATTGAACACTTGATGGACAATAAGGCTAACCCTACTATTGACTTGAATGACAAGTTCACACGGACTGTTATCGGACGTATGCTTAAGACGATACTAGCGCCATTTGGATTTGAGCCTACGAAACAAAAGGATCTTCCCAAAACACTTGGTGCAAAATATTTCTCGTCCTCGTCCTGTTATGAACAAACCGGGGATGCTACAATGCACATTGTCAGCCGAATTGAAGAAATCCATTAGTTTTTTTACTATTGTTGAAATCAAATAAGGGGGATACTAAAAATGACTAAAGAACAAGAATTGATGATTTTTTTACATGATAAAGTATTTGATCCTATATTAAATTCAAAATCCGCCACTAGAAGTGCAAAAAGTGGTGTCAATATTACTATTGCAAGAATGAACAGGTTGAGTGCTGAAAAAATGGTTCAATATTTCTGGTCGGCCCTTGCAACAGACAACGCAATAGGCTTTTCAAAAAAACTAAAGGCAGAACACTTCACTCGTTTTGAAGATGTTTTAGAAGAATTCAGGGATCGCTTCAACGATGCTTGGCTAAAAAGCTAACTTTTACTATAAAAGTAATAATCCACGTCTGTCATACACACTTTCACTCGTATCATTTCCACAGCGGATCGCACGGTCTAGCGCCATTATTGTAGCTACTACACCGTCTATCTTCTCTGTGGATTTTTCTTTGTCTGGCTTGATATTGCCCGCCGGATCGGATTTGATGAAGATATTGTCCATCATCCATCGCAGTACCGGCTGCCCGCCGTGAGCAATTTTCTTTTCCAGCGTCAGCTTCATCAATTCCTTGGTTGGAGGACTCATATCCTTGAACCCCTGCCCGAAGGGTACAACGGTAAATCCCATACCCTCGAGGTTTTGCACCATCTGCACGGCACCCCAACGGTCGAAGGCGATTTCACGGATGTTGTACTGCTCGCCCATGGTTTCGATAAACTTTTCGATGTAGCCGTAATGGACGACGTTTCCTTCCGTCGTGTGCAGGAATCCCTGTTTCTGCCATACGTCATAGGGGACATGATCCCGCCGGACACGCAGCGATACGTTTTCTTCCGGTATCCAGAAGTAGGGCAGCACAACATAGTTGTCTGCTTCATCCCGCGGCGGAAACACCAGCACGAATGCCGTAATATCCGTGGTGGAGGATAAGTCCAGTCCACCGTAACAGACGCGGCCTTTTAACTCATCCGGCTGTACGGGAAGCGCACAGGCATCCCACTTGTCCATCGGCATCCAGCGGATCGCCTGCTTGACCCATTGGTTCAGGCGCAATTGTCTAAATGCATTTTCTTCGGCAGGATTCTGCCTGGCAGACTCACAGGCTGCCTTGACCTTGTCCATGCCGACCGTAATGCCAAGCGAGGGATTGGTTTTCTTCCACACCTTGACATCCGTCCAGTCGTCGGTATCCTTGGCACCGTATATCACAGGGTAGAAGGTGGCGTCGATCTTCCGGCCTGCGATAATATCCAGTGCCTTCTGATGGGTTTCATAGCAGATGGAATGGGTGTCCGTTCCGGCTGTCGTGATGAGAAAATACAGTGGCTGCGTCCGGGCATCGCCGGAGCCTTTGGTCATGACATCAAACAACTTCCGGTTCGGCTGCGTGTGCAGTTCATCGAAAATCACACCGCTTACGTTAAAACCGTGCTTGCTATAGGCATCGGCAGAGAGCACCTGATAAAAGCTGTGCGTGGGAAGGTAGATGATCCGCTTCTGCGAAGCCAGGAGCTTCACCCGCTTGGATAAGGCCGGACACATCCGCACCATATCTGCGGCTACTTCAAAGACAATGGATGCCTGCTGACGGTCGGCGGCACAACCATACACCTCGGCACGTTGTTCCCCGTCGCCGCAGCACAAGAGGAGTGCTACCGCTGCCGCCAGTTCCGACTTGCCCTGCTTCTTGGGAATTTCGATGTAGGCAGTATTAAACTGCCGGTAGCCGTTCGGTTTTAAGATGCCGAACACATCGCGGATAATCTGCTCCTGCCAGTCGATCAGTTCGAACGGTTTTCCGGCCCAGGTTCCTTTGGTATGGCAGAGGCATTCGATAAAGGACACGGCATAATCCGCCATGGTCTTGTTGTATTTGGAATCCTTGGCCTTAAATTTCGTGGATCGATAGCGTTTCAGCGTTCGCAAACAGCATCACTTCCTTTGCTGCAACAAAAAAGACCGCCAGCCGATATATTCGACATGCGATCCTATAGAATTAGTACGAGAGAAAGAGCCGTATGGCTCCTGCTCCCGGAATATTCACTTTTTAGTTGTATTTCTGTACCAGCATCATGTAGGCAAGCTGCGCTTCTTCCGTTTCCGGTTCTATGTCCCAGCCTCTGTCATAGTTGGCGATGATTTTGCCGTTTTCCTTCAGCATGAGCTTCGAAATCCGGCCTTCATCCTCGATTCCATACTGGCTGCCTTCTTCATAGTGTTTGACCCAGTAGTGAATGGTATGATTTTTGATATGCAATATGCCTTTGTTCCACATGGTTTCTGCCTCCGTTTCGGTTGTGTGTTTCCCTTTACATGTACATATATCACTCTAAAACGGAATAATAGCAAGTCATTTCAACCGGATACAGTGTGAAACTTTTAAACTTTTTCCATTTTCCGCACCATGTCGACACCATCAATCACGTTGAGACCGGAACCATTGTCCCACTGCACCAGCAGACTGCCGGTGTCATCCACACCGACAACCGTTCCCTTTGTGCCATTCGGCGGAGCCTGGGCGTCGTCCATTTGCACCAGTACAATCCGCGTCCCGGCGGGATATGTGCTGCGCAGTTGCTCCAGCCGTTTCTTATTCGGATATCTCATCATGGTGTTCCTTTCTGCCGTTTTTAAAGGCCGAGGAACCGGAAAGGTGCTGCAGGAGCAGCTTCCGTTCGTCCTTGTATTCTTTGCCGATAAAGCCAAGCCGGAGCAGAAAGCAGCGGAAGTCGTATTTCTCGTTGATTGATGGGTGTTCCGTTGCCAGCACCCGTTTCTGCTTTTTTGCCAGATGGCAGAGTGCCGTAATGAAATGGGTATAGGCTTTGACCGTATCGGCATCCATGCAGCCGGTGAACCAGGGGAATAACACTTTATCCTCCGTTACCTGCATGCGCAGCACATCAGTTTGGAAAACTTTTAACATTAAATTGCTTTTTGCCTGGATCAGCTTCTTGAGATTTTCCAGTGCCGTATCGGTGAAGAAGGAGCGCGGCATGGCAATCACCAAGTCGTCTATATTCTCCTGCTTAGATGCCGAATCGTCAGGTCCTTTTTCTGTTGGTGTTTGTGCATGGAATCCCATGCTGTCGAGTTTCTTGAGCAAATCCTTAACTTCTGTACTGTCATCAAAATTAAGATTGCCATCGCGGTCGACTGTAAAGCAGTCAATTTTGTAGGCATAGCTGGGAATCCCCTTATACACTTTGGCAGCTCCGGTAATAGTGCTGATGGCATCGGCCAGTTCCTTGCGTGTTTTTCCTTGTGCATGGTACATAATCTTCATGGTAGTAAACCCCTTTCATTTTTTTGTCATGTACATATATCACTCTAACCGGCAACTATAGCAAGGGGTTTGTACCATAAATTACACGTACTATTCTTGTACTGTCGCCATTTTGCCGAGCAGCTTTCCGGTCAGCCACAGGCCGCCATCAATCAGCGTCGGCAGAAAGCATTGGTCGCGGAACTTGTTCCAACCGGTTTCCTTGTCAGCGGATGCCTGCAACGCAGC